GGGTTACACCCCCATTCGTGGTCTTCTTCTCTCCGGTGGTTTAGATATTTTGTTTTGGCGGCGGCTCTGTTGAAGATGCCTCGTTCGCCGCTCCTATCTCGATAGAGTGAAACCATTTCCGACATAAACGAATCAACATCTGGTTTAATGGTATACGCAACAGAATTATTCGCAAGCCGTCGTTGCGGTGCGCCGCCGTCTTCAATTGAATTCCACCACTGACCAGCTTTAGCACCACGAAGACGCTCATCAGATAAATTACTGAGACTGATAAGAGCACTACGGCGAACACCTCCAACAACCACGATATCAGCGATTTTACAGACCACATCATGCACCTCCAAAGTTGTGAGTTGTCTACCCGCGGCCCCTTTGAAAGTTTCTGCGGTGTATTGGAATAAGTCATTCAAGGGTGCTGGGCCAGAAGCCCTGCCTCCGAAAGTTTTGAGTCTGCTCCCTGCGGGTCTGACTTTGCTCATGTCCCAGGAAGGTACAAGGCCCGCATATAAAAGGGATATCAACTCTCTATAGGCAAAGGCCCAGCCTAGTTTACTATCTCTTACTGAGATAACAGTTTCAGTCTCATTAAATTTATCCGGCAAGGTTGGTAGTTTATTGATGTAAGCCCTTTCCACAGAAAAGCCAACACCTGTGCCACACATCAGAACGTAAACTATCTCGGAGAATACCTTTGGGTCGTCCACTGGGACATAGGCACAGTTGTACCCCGCTACGTTGTGGTCTTCCAAAGCTTTACCCGCGGACATCATAACCCGCATAGAGGGCATGATATCCATATTGCGGATAGCGTTTAAAGCTAACTTAAACTCTTCCTTTAGTTTTTTAGGCACGCGGTCTTTCCAAAACTCTCCAACCCTGTCTACAGTCTCGTCCCAAGTTTCTCTGCGGCCTAAGTCATCTCGATATCTAGCATATTTGGACTGGTGGATATACTCTTGGTAAAGGTTCATTCGATCTCCTTGTAAAGTTTCTTCAGCCGGGCGTAGGTATTCTTAAAGTTTGCATCATCTATCTCCCTACCCAGTCTTGTGACTGTGTAGTGAGCACCCTCTATAATGCTAGTCGCTAGGAATAGTATACTCTTCCTGGTCATTAAAGAGCTTTCTTTTTTCTTTTTCCCTGTTGTATTTTTTGATGTCCGGGACGACCCTTTGCCGGTACTTTGGTTCCCTGAGTTCTTTTGCATAGGGGTCACGACGTTTCATCCTCCTCTCCGTTCTCATCCTCATTCTCCCATAAATCAAATTTATCTTGGTTATCCAGAACGTCATCCAAGAAAGCGTACAGCAATCTCTCTGAAGTTATGTCTAAAATCTCCACTATGAAGTCTGGATCATACCGATCTGCTATAAGTTCCACAAGCTCGTCGGCAGTTAAAGTCATCCATATACCTTCAGAAGATACAACATACTGACCTCCATCAAGTCGTAGTCTCCTTGTTTGACTTCGTGCTTCATTATTAACCCGCTCCAGGATTGAGAGTTTTTCTGCGGCCCAAGATAAGGGTGATAATCTGGATAAAAACGTCCGCATACCAAGCCACGCCTCCGTTGTCCAGTGCATGTATATATTTCTCCTGATTGCTTTTGTTGCTGGTGTCCCATTGTGAAACTGTGCCCTAGATTTTTTAACTTGTTCTCTATTGTACCACCAATAGGGTTAGATAACAAGCTACTTGGGTTGACAAAGTAGTGGCTGTAGCAAATCCCATCTAGTTGGAATACAGTTAAAAAGTTATGAGTCTTTATATCTAACTCTTTAAGAGGATCTATAATTAACTCTTCTAAATACAGATATTTATTCAGCATCCTCATACCAGCAGAGTCGGCTGCCCTGCTTATCCGGTCTTCGTGGTTGCCAACACAGTAATGTATTTCTGGGTCATAGGTTCTGCTGCGAGTGGTGGTTAAGAATTTATTCATTGCTTTCCAACCAGCCTCTAGGTCGGCGTGAACATCTTTCGTTTCCCACCCCTTGTCTCCTGGTCTGTCGTAGCTGGAAAGAGAAGGCATATCCCACCAGTCCCCAATAAGAACAATCTTATCTGGCTTGTGCTTTCTAAGATATTTTCCCGCGGCAACAAGGTGATTTATCTTACTGCCAGGAAAGACTTGTGTATCAGGTATTACTGCATGTTTCATATGTTAATCTCACTAACCGGGTCCGCTTCTTTTAGTGTATCTTTTTTTGTTAACTTTACTTCTTTTAAGAATTGGTAGGGGGAGGCTTCTATTCCTGCGGGGTACCGCTCTTTATACTTTTCAGAATACTCTGCATACCTTTGCGCTTTTGGGAAATAAAACCACCTAGGGACAGAATACTGATAAATTAAAACTCTGTATCGTTTCCATTGTATTTCGTACTCTACGTTGTGATTATTTAATACCTTAGTTAGCCCACTCAAGCTGAGAGTAAAAGGTATCCGTTTCCACTTACCACTCATAGCTCACAGTAACCACTCCCTTGGTAATTCAACACCTGTTGAGCACGTTATCCCGTTGGTTTGACACCACTTTGAATAGGTTTGGTTGCGCTTTTTTGTAAGCCAGTTGTCATACATAAAGACCATCCTAAAATTATCCAGCGTGATTTCATTATCCGCGCTTAACACGGCCAACATCTTGGTTCTCCCCGCGCCGGTCCATCTGCCCTTTGCTTCCACCCAAAGGCCGTGCTTGGGTAGCCAGAAGTCTGGGATGTAGACTGTGTTCCTACCCACATCAAGGGAGCCACAGGAGAGACAAGTGCCCCGGTGTACGGGGTGCAGGTACGGTATTTTCTTTGGCTCATATTCAAAGGCAACACCAATCTTCTCCATCCAAGTGGCTATATTATATTCAAACCTTGAGCGATACGGGGCTATGTCAGACTTTGTGCGGGCACTCGTCCGGTATTTTACGCCATATCCATAAGAGATCGCAGTTCTTGTTGTATTCCTTTTCCCAGTCATCGTCGTGATCCCTTTGATAGTAGGTGGTGACGATTTTCTTTGCCTCTTCGTCCGTAGTCTTGGCGGGTATGTACTTCTTGGCTTTAACCTTGCCTATACCAACGACACCCTTGATGTTGTCAACGGAATCCCCTTCCAGCATCTGTCTCCAGAATACTAAAGTAGCATCCTCCTTGGAGATATCCACCAACTCATTTTTGACTAGGTTGTAGTGGATACCAGGAAGCTGGGCTAGGTCTTTGTCAATGGACACAATCACGGGCACCATACCATTTTGTATAGCATCCGACTGGGCGTGACCAAAGAAGTCATCCGCTTCACACCCTTGAGTGACAAAGCCCCCGTGATTCTTCACAAGATAGTCCACCAACTCTTTGAGATAGGTTGGCTTGTGCTTTGGATCTCGGTTGGCCTTGTACTCGGGGTCAACTTTGGCTCTGAAGTTAGGCTTTTGGTCGTTGCCAGAAATAAATGTTACATACTTAACGTCTGTCATGCCGTGAGAGTCTTTAAGGACTTCAAGAGAGCCGTTGATAAGGGACTTGGCATTCTGAAGTGCGTTCTCCAAAGGCTCAAGATTCCTTTGAGAGTCCAAGTGCTCCTTGTCTTCTCCTTTTAAAGCTTCTTTCTTTGTCTTGAAAGAGGAACCCCCTTTTTCTGGAGGGTTCCGAATATCAAAATAGACTTTCTTCTCAGCGGCAAAGCCAGCACGATAGGCTATGATATCGCCGTCAAATAGTACCAGTGTGCCTGTCATTGTCGTTCTCCCTAAGAGGCGGCCTTTAACTTAACCGCGGCTTCCTTCCAGTCTTCTGTCGTTGGCTCAAATGCCTCTTCAGTGTCAGCCTTCACTGCAGGTTTGGGCCTGTCTACGTCACCCGATGTCCAAGCCTCGAACTCTGCCGCAGTTTCAAGCACTGCCGAAGCAGTGGTGTCACTGTTAGGGTTGTTGACCACAAAATTAACCGCATTTGTCAGTGCGTTTTGCCGAAGGATGAGCCTTTCTCTAGGCAGGTACGGGGTTAAAGCGTCCGCTATCGGGGGAGGAGTCTTCCCAACAACGGAGACATTGCCCTTGATGTTATTGAAGACGCGATCATTCTTCTCAACACTCTCATAAAAGAACTGTACTTTGTCTCCTAATCCGGCACCTTGAAGCTGGTCTACTGCATAGGCTCCAAACCATTTGTCTTCTATCTCTTGGAGTATGAAGGATTTCTGGTTGTTGCCCATTCTTGCTATGCTACCAGTAACTGTTTCTTTCATAACTTTTGCCCTCGTTATATTAAAAAGTACTTTAGCCATTCACCTTGTATATTATAGCACAATACCAAGACTTGTCAACTACTTTGTTTGACTTCAGCTAAAGTTTTTCCTGACGCCCAGTCCACCGGAAATTGTACAGGAGAGTCAACTCCAAATAATTCCCAAAGAGCTTTTGGGACACCCTCTAAGACTTCAGATATGTCAAGGATGTGCTTTGTTTCCTCTTCTGGTATCTCCACCAGGATAGAATCGTGTACTGTATTAAGAATATTGACTGCGGTGTGCTGCGTATACTTGGTTAATCTGTTCATCATCACCATCAAAATGTCGGAGGCTGCGCCTTGGATGGGGTAGTTTTTACTCTTGGTGTGGGAAAGGGTAGGAGGACGGTCTGGCCACGTAGTCTCTTTGCCAGTTTGCTCTGTCAAGACTCTGTACCGTGTGATCGGGGCACCCTTTGAGTCTCTCCAAATAGAGGGGATATACCCCCGTTGAACCGAGTACCCGTCCCGCATATCTCCGGCGTATTCTAACGTGCTTTGAGCCTCTTTAAGAACCCCCTCCTGCCACGATTTTATCTGGGGGTACCTGTGGTAGTAATTGTTTATGAAGTCCTCTGCTAGAGCCTTAGAGACGTCCCAGAAGCGGGCTATTCCATTGGCCCCTGCCCCGTATTGCAGTTGGAAGCTAAATCCCTTTGCCATTCGGCGTTCCTCCGGGGTTATTTCTGCCTCCGGCGAATCAAATATTTGGCTGGCAAAGTAGGTGTGCATATCCACCCCTTGGTTTATATCGT